CATGTTTTTCAATGCTGGAGGAACAACCAACATCCATACGTAACGCATAGACAGCGAATTGTAAATTGAATTGATAATCGCCGTCAGAGGACACCCAGAAGGTTGGGAATGCGTCCAGATATAGACAGAGCTGTCAAAAACATGTACAGAGTTGACGATCTCACACCAGAGGACCTCCCGAATGAGCGCATTCTCCCCACCATCATCATAAAAATGATTGATGATATCAAGGATTGCCCATAGAATTTCACTGACAAGGGTCCCGTCAAAGTTGGAGAAGTCTCCAGCAATCACTTTCTTACCCTTGCTCTGCATGCGTTCAGCGATACAATGCCAATCCATTGAATAGACATTTGTACCAACCGCAATCTCGTTGTAAATGCGGTTGTTTGCGCAATGCGAAGCAAAGCCAAGAAAGTATTTACGAAAAACCAGCGTATAACACATGGGTCCAGCAGAGAAAACTCTCGTCTTAGCATCTGCAACCTTCTGGAGAGGACGACGTTCATCTTTCAGGGTATCGGTCCAGATAGTGGGTGTTCGAATAGCCCTAGCGGCATTTCTTTCAATGCGTTCCATTTCTGCTTCGATATCGGGCGGCAAAAGATAATCATCAGTACCGAGCCATTTTTGCTTGCCTTTTCCAGGTCCTTTACCTTCACGCACCAAAGGAAAACCGGGGGAAGTTGTTCGCGTAATGCCAGGAGCAAAATCGTCCAACTCAATTCCGGCCACAGCCTCGAAATTCGTGAGAACACGTCGATGGTCAGGGTCGCTTTTGTCAGACAGCAAGCGAGAAACATCGTTCACACACGCGTCTAACAAGTCAAGATCTACCGGAGGTGGCAAAGATCCGGCTTTCTTTAAGCCTTTTAGGAGAGGATCGACGTGTTGATCGTCCTTCCAGAAACTGGCAAGAACGCTAGGTGCAGTGGTTGATCTCACAATTTGTTCAAAGACAGCACTCTTGCGCAACTTCGTTTTGAGGGGTCGGGGAACGCTGTAGATGGGTTGTCCCACGCGCACGAAATTCCCTTCAGGCAAAGCGATCTGGGAAGATGGTCTAGTCAAAATCGGATCCAAATCGAGGCGAATCTGAGCAGTAGCTTCAAACTTTGCAAGTGCCTCTTCCAAATCGGCACGATTCAAAGGAGATCCATACCCTCGACCAACACTACCAGCAATATGAATTGCCATAATCTTGTGCTGGATAGCATGTCCAATTCCGATCATCACACTTCCACAATCACCGGGAGCAGTCTCAAACTCATAAGAGTAATATGATCGCACACTAAGCACCTGATTATCTTCATTGTTATATTTCAGAAGCTTATCGTGCGCCGTTGCCATCCCATACTTTAAATAGACGAAATTTTTGCAACTGGGGTTTACGAGAACAACCGGAAGTTTACTTATGGACATGTCCTCCGACGATGCGACATTTTTAAGAATTTGCTGGTGACACGGGAAACGCTTGGGAAATTCAATTAAGAGTTGATCTTTTGATACGCCATCCCGCCCTAAGACTTGATGATGTATTAATTCTGACACCTTGAAGATGTACCCATCGGGCATGGAAGCGCTAGTAAGTTTCACATGAGAGTTCTTCTCAAGATATGGAACTATGTGAGCAACAGTAAGCCCAATTCGTCCGGCGAGAATAACAATCTTCAAAGATGAAGGAAAATTCTCGCCATCACCGAGTGCAATCTGGTACACATTGTTGCGTACTTTTTCGGAAACTTCGTGAGCCCCCTGATCGCTTCGGAATTCAGCTTCAACAGTGATTTTCTTTTTGCGAAGCGTTCTTGGATCACCTGATGACGTGAGTTGGATTCG